GCCCGAGGCATTCTCTGTAAGCGAAAGCCTGTCTCTTGTCGAGGGCACGAAACAAGACATTCCCACCAGTGGCCTGCGATTGCTGGACGTGATTCGCAACGCAACCGGTATGGCCATCACGGTCACAACTCGTCGCGCACTGGATTCGACCCGCCGCAGTTGGCACGCAGACCAGGCCAGCAGCAGCATCGAGCAATTCACATTTGATGAGCTAAGCCCCACTCGCTTTTACGTTCACCCGCCTGCGATTGCCGGTACTTCCGTTGATATTCTGTATTCCGCCGTGCCGGAGGGCCATAACGCTACGCTGGATTTGGCCGTCGTCGGCTTGGAGTCGTTCAAGCTGAACGCCGCTTATGTGCCTGTGGCCACCGATTACATTCTTTACCGGGCCTTCAGCAAAGACGCCGAACACGCGCCGAATTTGCAGCGGGCCCAGATGCACTATCAAAGCTACATGCAACAAATGGCCGGCAAGGCGCAGACGGATGCGCAAACTTCCCCGAACGCCTATGACGCCTCCACGAACCCGCAGAGGGCCAGATAATGACAATAGATGATCTGGTAAACCAAGTGGCGATTGATGTGCCTGACGCCCCGCTGATGACCGTGCGCGAACAGATCAAGCGCATGGCCCGCGAATTGTGCCAAGAGGCTGATGCCTGGGTGATCGAGGGCATTGTGGTGGTGGCCGCTAAATCCGGTTATGCCCAAGTGCTAACGCCCGAGAACGGCGAGGTGCTGCGCATATCTGCACTGAAGGACACCGACCGTTATCTGAAGGCTAACTTTGACTTTGAGCAGAAACGCCCCAACCAGATCACCATGTTGCGCGACACCAAAAGCGATACGCTGACCGGCCGATTGGCCTGCCGCCCGGCCGTGGGCGCCGATCTTCCTGAAGCCTTGCTGAACGATCACGCCGACACGATATGCAACGGCGCCCGCTGGCGACTCCTGCTGATGCCGCAACCGTGGCGCGATCCTCAAATGGCCACCTACTACCAGACCCAATACCGATCCGGCACAACAGATGCCAAGCGCCTTGCCAGCTTTGGTCATGCCCGCGGCGGTATCCGCGCGAAAGCCCGACAGTTCATCTAACGGAATCCTCTATGAAGATTCAGCACGCAGCATTCCGGGGTGAAGTGCCTATTCTGGACGCCAGGCTATTGCCTGAAAACAACGCGCAGACCGCCCGCAACCTGGACCTTGACCGGGGCACCTTGCGGCCTCACAACGACACCCTGATTGACAGCGCCCTACCTGACACGATCAACCCGGCCAACTTGTACCGCTATGACGTTGGTAACGACGGCAGCGGCTTCTGGTTCTCTTGGGGTGCTCAATATGACATTGACGTGGTGCGCTCCCCGATTGCCAATGACGCTTACGCCCGGGTGTACTGGACTGGTCAGGATGCGCCCAAGACGGGATCCCTTGCGCAAGTCACCACCGGCACCGGGCCTTATCCGTCAGCCTGGTATGAATTAGGCGTTCCCGCGCCTGCGTCTGGCCCTTCCGTGGTCGCGCCTGAAGATCGGACGGAGGTGCCGGACACGGCGCTGGAAACCGTGTATGTGGTGACGCTGGTTACCGCGTTTGGCGAGGAAGGCCCGCCGAGTGATCCGTCTGGCTTTGTGTTGCGCTGGGATGACGTGGACACCAATCCGGGCTTTGGTGAGGTCGAGGTCACCTTGCCCGGCGTCCCTACCGCAAATCTGGACATCACCAAAAAGCGGCTGTATCGCGCGGAAAGTGGCGGCCAGTATCAGCTTGTTGTCGAGTTGGCTGAAGCTACCGGCACCTATACCGACAGCGTGTTGTCTGAGCAGCTTGGCTTGGCGATGGAAAGCCTGAAATGGGACGCGCCGAATCCTGCCATGCAAGGCTTGACCGTGTTGCCCAACGGTATTCTGGCTGGCTTCTTTGAAAACACCCTGGCGTTTTGCGAGCCCTACTTGCCACACGCTTGGCCGATCTCGTTTCAACTGGCTTTCAATGACCCGATTGTGGCGATCGCTGCCATCAGTGGCGGCTTGATTGTCACCACCACCGGCCAACCCTGGCTGGTCACCGGCTCAAGCCCGGAAGCTATGGCGCAAATGAGGCTGGACGTGAACCAGCCGTGCCTGAGCAAGCGCTCTATGGTGGATATGGGCGGTTACGCACTCTATGCCGGGTATGACGGTCTGGTGGCGGTGGGCGGCACTGAGGCTCGCGTGGCGACCAATCAGGTCTGGACCCGCGACCAGTGGCAGGCGCTCAACCCGGCCACTATGCACGCCTATCGATATAACGGCAGGTATCTGGCGTTTTATTGACGGTGGATCGTTTGCTTTTACCCCAGGCCAGGGCGTTGAGTTCTACGACACCACCGCCAGTGCCGGCTATTACGACATTTACAACGACACGCTGTATCTGGTCCAGGGCGCGAACATTACCCAATGGGACCGGGGGGCGCCGCTAACCTTTGCCTGGCTCTCACGCATCCATGAGATCCCGCCCGGCTCAGCCGGCTTCACCTGCGGCAAGGTCATTGCTTATGGCTACCCGGTCACCCTGAACGTCTATGCCGATGGAGTCACTGTTATGAGCCGGGAGATCACCTCTACCTACATGTTTCGGATGCCTCCTGGGTTCATCTTGTCCCGAGACTGGGAGGTTGAACTGCAGGGCACCAATGAAATTGCGTCCGTCCAGTTGGCGACATCGCCAGGAGAGTTGGTTTAATGGCCGCCCGTCGCCGCAAGTCGCTCCCGCCTCTTTCACCAAAGGCGCCTCTTGAGCTGAAAGCGCTGGTCACCGCGATCAAAGAAATCATCGAAACCGGGGAGGGCGTTCGTGGTGACCCGCTGGATCGCAAGATAACACTGCGCGACCTCGTTGATAGCGGTATTGGCAGTCTCGGGACCGGGTTCAACGCAAACAATCCCGGATCGCTGACGCCAGGCGCTCCACCTCCGAATCTTGCTGTGCCACCCGTTCCGACGAACTTCAACGCCGTCGGCGGCTTCAACGGTGCGATCAATCTGACCTGGGATATTCCGGGCACTCTTTACAACAATCACGCCTACACAAGCATCTATCGTTCAGAAACGGACAACTTTGCCAATGCCATTCTGGCAGGGCGTGAAGCAGGCGCGTTCTATACCGACTACCGGCGCGATGACGTAGCCCCCACGCCTTACTATTACTGGATCACGTTCACATCAACCAGCGACATTGACGGGCCAACCAATGCGACGGCCGGCACGCTGGCGCAAGCGCTGTTTGATCCTGATTACATTATCGGGCTGCTGGAGGGACTGCTTTCAGAATCGGAACTGGCAGACGAATTGCTGACGCCGATTCAAACAATCCCGACGATCCAGAATACTCTTGACGATTACGGCATTCGCATTCCGACACTGGAGGGAACAGTCGGGGATCATGCTATCGAAATTCCGTCGATGCAGGATTTGCTTGATGACTATGGCCCCCGCATCGAAGCAGCGGAAGGCACGATCGTTGATTACGACAATGAGTTTATAGACGTCAATGCCTCGCTGGTGTCGGCCAACAACGACATTATTGCCAATGCTGACGCTTACTCGACGCTAGATGCCCGCGTAGTAGTTACTGAAAACAGCATTTCATCTCAAGCTGGTGAGCTTACATCAATCCAGGCAACTCTTAACGATCTGACGATTTCTCTGTTTGACGAAAGCAATGTTTACGCAATCGGCGAGTTGTTTAGATACGACAACGTGGTTTATGAGGTTACGGCTACGCAGTCTCAGCCTAACGCAACACCGCCGGACACGACGTACTATGACCCGCTGCCCGACTACGAAAGCATTGCAGACACTGTATCGGCTAACTCAGGCGCTGTATCGGCGCTAGATACTCGTGTTAGCTCGGCGGAAGGAACGATATCAGCACAGAACACTGATATAACGCTGCTTGAGTCTGATGTGAGTGCCGCGCAGGGTGACATTATAGGCAATGCCGATGCCACGTCCGCTCTTTCAACGCGGGTAACGACGGCAGAAGACACGGTTACTTCTCAGGGAAGTGACATTGTTGCACTTGAGAATACCGTGAATGATGCGGTTTCTGGCGTGGCCGCCAATGCCAATGGCGTTAGTTCGCTTGATACCCGCGTGACCTCAGCGGAAGACACGATTACGTCGCAGGCCAGTGACATCACGGCGCTGGAAAGCACGGCAACCGGTCTGGTTACGGACACAAATGCTAACAGTTCAGCGGTTTCTTCTTTAGAGTCCCGAA